TCGTTTCGACGCAAATTTCAGCAAACGATCGTTAGTGGTGAAAAATATCGTTGACTCATTGCGTCAGGTAAGTAGAATGCAACGCATCGAACGGCAGCACTGATTGCCAGACGATAACAAAATCAAGTGATTAACAAAGTTACTTGGTGATGCGGGAATAGCTCAGTTGGTAGAGCACGACCTTGCCAAGGTCGGGGTCGCGAGTTCGAGTCTCGTTTCCCGCTCCAAATTAGAGACATCGGCAATAGCGGATGTCGGCTGAAAAGCCAGAAGATTTCGGCGCGTTAGCAAAGCGGTTATGTAGCGGATTGCAAATCCGTCTAGTCCGGTTCGACTCCGGAACGCGCCTCCAATTTCTTCCCGAGCCCGGATGGTGGAATCGGTAGACACAAGGGATTTAAAATCCCTCGGCGTTCGCGCTGTGTGGGTTCAAGTCCCACTCCGGGTACCATGGGAAAGAATAGAATAATCAAAGCAATAAGCAGTGTCGTGAAACCACCTACGGGTGGTTTTTTTGTTTTTGTCGTTTGCCAGTGGCAGCAAAATGGCAGCAGCGTGGCAGCATATTTTTGTGTTTGTCTATTTTGCCTCTTGGCGGTTATCGAACGGGTTAAGTGCTACCGCAGCATCAAGGTGGTTTGGGGCAAAATGCGCATACCTCATTGTCATCATGATCGTGCTGTGCCCGAGAATTTGCTGTAACACCAAAATATTCCCACCTCGCATCATGAAGTGACTCGCGAATGTATGACGTAGTACATGGGTACGCTGTCCTTTGGGTAGCTCTATACCTGCGCGTGCGAGAGCTGCCTTAAAAGCCTCGTATGCGGGTGAGAAGAGGGCACCACGCTTTTTAGGGAGCATCGCCTGTAGTTGTTGTGAAATTGGCACTGTGCGGTTCTTCTTGCTTTTGGTTTGCGTAAACGTCAGACGACCAGGAAGGATTTGAGATTGCTTTAAGTCTTGAGCCTCGCTCCATCGTGCACCGGTCGCCAGACAAATTCGTACGATAATCCCTAAATCTTTATTTGCAGACTGGTCGCATGCTGCAAGCAATCGGTCAATTTCTTCCTCATACAGAAAAGCCAGCTCCTGATCACCTTCTTTGAACTGCCTGATTCCAGATAGCGGGTTATCTCCTTCCCATTCCCCCAGCCGCTTCATTTCAGAGAATACTGCATGCAGATAAGACTGCTCGCGGTTTACTGTCGCTTCACTCAGCTTCTTCTTGCCTTTCTGATTCCATTCACCACTCAAACGCCGCTCCCGGTATACAGCGAAAGTGTTTTTATCAAAGTGAGAAGCCAATGGATCACCAAGACGTTCGCATATGGCTAGTAACTTCACCTTTCTCTCATCACCAGATGAGAGCGTTTTGCCGTGCATTTCATACCAACGCTCAACAAATGCAGAGAGCGTTACCGCACAGTCATTAATAGCCTGACTGGCGACGCTATTCATGGTGCGACGCTCATAGGAGAGTGCCTCACCTTTAGTTGCAAACTGTTTGCGTATACGCTTGCCATCGCGGCCATATGGGAAACACTGGCAGAGCCATTTGCCTGAGGGAAGTTTCCTTACTGTCATTTTTTAACCTGCTTATAAAATTTAGAAATCCCGACGCCGCCTTGATCATCATAGAGAAATTGCTTGAACACCGAGGACATTTGGCAGGTTTGTGCCTTGTCGAACAAGTCATTGAAGGATTTGGCGCTAGTGAATTTTCGCAGATCTGACAATGCCTGATCTCTTGTTTTGGATAATGTATAAATTGGTGATTTGAGCTGGGTTACGTTTTTAACACCGTTAGTGATACTAATTTCATTAACAGAGGAAGTGACAGTTACTTTATCTGCATCACTGAAAGCAAATGCCCGATAAGTGTTTGAGATAAGGGCTTTTTTAGCCAAGAGATCCTTTACTTCTGTGGACTCATTGGCAAATACTTCAGAGTACACATGAATTTTAAGGGGTTTGCGGCTAATTATCTCCAGATTCCCATCTTCTTCAGTGTAATCGCCAAATAATAAATTAAACTCTGATTCATCTTTTATCTTAGCAGGGCCATTTAAGCAGGTGAGTTCAGGCTGTGTCTGCCGTCGTTTTAAGACTTCCGCTGAAGATGAGAAAGAAGCAATCGCCAGTATGCATAGACAAAAAATAGATTTGCATTTCATGTTGTTCACCAATTTAATTAAAATTTAAAGAGCATGTAGCCAGCCAGCAGCCCAATAGCAAAAAGTAAAAAACATTCCTTTGGATTGGCGGTTACAAAATTGAAAAGTGTGACATTAGTCTTTTGTGGTGTTTCCAGTGGGCTTTCAATTTTCAACTGTTCAAGCCAGCGGGATGCTTCTTGGAGCTGACTCAGAGTGAGATGATTAAGACGGCCAGTACCAAAGTTGAAATGGCAATATCGCAACATTTTTTGCCGCACCGAGGATTCTTCGGTATTTTTTAATAGCAGATGGATGATCGCTCTTCGACTATCAGTTTCCTTGAGACGTTCAAGCATAGATTGCAAGAAACTTACGGCGGTGTGGTACTGGTTAACGGTCATGTCATCTATGCTGGAGACGCCAATTTCAGCATGTAATTTGTGCCAAACTTCGTAGGCTTCAACATTTACGCTCCCATCACAGATTGCAGCTACCAGTCTATTTAGTTCGATGCGCTGAGCCTTCACCATCGGGCGCTCATCCTTCTTTTCGGAAGGTATTGCAATGTTGATAGTGTGGCGCCCGTCAAATCTATCTATTTGAACGCGGTTTTCCGTGAAATCGCGTCCAGCTGTCCGGTTTTGATCTCCAGAGGAATTCACTTCCATACTGCTTCCCTATTTATTGTTTTCGTTGTAATCCCTGCTAGCCACTCGGTTGCCATTTCCTGACACATTTACTGAGTTTGAGACGGAGCTGCCAGCCGTTAAGGCTGCAAATACAGCAGCTTTGACAGCTAATGGGGCGTTTCTGAAATGATTAATTAGATCATGCTCGTCACGGGTTAGTGCAACGCCTCCAGATTCTTGCCCTGTCAAAATGAACTGGACGTTGGCTCCATTCATTGCGAATGAGAGTAAAACATCTCCTCCAGGTACTATTGAGCCCCTCTCATATTTCCCCCATGTTTCCCGTGAAACACCGCATAGAGCCGCAGCTTCAGCCTGACTTAGGGCTAAGCGCTTCCTCTCTGATTTCAGTCTAATTATGCATTGAGATGTAAAGCTCACATTTACCACCTTGACAAAAGAGATCTATAGATCTCATAATGTTTTCCACAGACACTTAGCAGATCACAATATACCACTATGACACAAGCACAAAACACACAGCGGGCGCGTACGCCCAAAAACAGCGTAGCGGGAGGGTCTTTACCGCTACGTCTGTCACCTGAAGAACGCACTGAAATTGAAGCAATGGCAGAGGCTGAATGTCGATCTGCTTCAAACATGGTTCGCATAGTTTTTTTGCGCGGGCTTGAGTGCATGAAATCCACACATTTTCCGCAATCTGGTAACTGATACTAGCGTGTGAGGTAGAAATGACGGGCGTGACCATCAATATGAATGTTGCTGCTCCTTATGTATCTCTCAAGGAGTATTCCAGACTAACCGGCATTCCATTTGACACATGCAGGTTAATGGTTCGCGACGGAAGGATAATTATCAGGCCTAAAGAGCTATCAGGGGGCAAGGTGGAAGTAAACATGATAGCCATGCTCAAGGATGCCATTGCAAACAGTTGACAGGAAAATCATGAATCAGCTAATCCAACTGAGTCGACACAATTATGTGTATCGGGGATTCACTATCCACATGTGTCCTAAAAACTCCAGAACAATGCAGCGCGCATATCGCGTGATGAATGATGGGAATTATTTCGGCAGAGACTTTGCATTAGCAGAGGCAATGCGAACCATTGATAAACTAAAAAATGGTGGAAGAAATGAAACTTGAAATGGCTATCGGGCTTTTTATTTTTGCCGTGTTTGTTTTGAGCCTGATTCAGATCCTGATAAGAATGCACTGTAAAAAGATAAACCAGAAAAAAGATAAAGCATTATCTGAATTTAGGTCTCGACGTGAAGAAGTGGAGCGCAAGGCGCGAAGACAATTGTAATAGGGGCATTTTATGAACGATAACACGCCGTCACTTGCCAGCCTGTTAAAGCATGGTTGTCAGGTTACGCATTACAGTAACACTCGCGGATGGATTGAAACTCCTGACGGACGTTTCTTTAAGCCAGAACCTAATAAGGTTCGTTTTATTAAAGAAATGAATAAACCGTTTGTTTATACGGCAAAAATAAATAAGGGTTTATTGAGTGCTGTAATCCACCTTTTTAAAAAGTGTGGCTGCAAATGAGTCTGATCGGAGCGCACCAGCTTTCGCAAGCTACCCAGCAAGCAATGCGGAAAGCTCGAAGAGTTAGAGTGGCAAAGGCGGAACTTGCGCTACTGCGGATTCAATCGCTTCTTGGCCTGAGTGATAACGAGCTGGTCTATGCCGCTAAAAGAGTGGCAGAACTGGATGTAGTTGCTGAACCATATATGCCACCAAACAAACCATGAGGTTTATATGTTTACAGAAGAGAAAACATCGTGGGAACGGGAAATGCTTATTCGCGAAGCGGTAGAAAACGCGGAGAAAGGCTTTACTGTTAATTTAAAAAATGGTGCGCGCATTGTTGTAACTCCTGACAGCCCATCAATTGATTTAATCATTTATGGTCTTGAAAAAACAATTCGCGGGAATCATGCGCGGGCGCGAATGACTTTTATTGATTTTCTTTATTACTGGCACGAAAGGTTGTTTAAACAAGTTAAAAGAAAACCTCGCCCTAACCACTAATTAAGAAGGCTTAAATTAACGGCATTCATTTTGCCGGGGATTCGTTTTGCCTTTTTCAGGAGGTTGCATGTCGATTAAGTCAATAAAGCTGGATAGCGAAATAAGTGATCCGGAGTTTGTAGAGATAAGCACCAATGCACGAAAACACGAACGCGCTCACCTTTTGGGGTTGCTTCGTATTTTTGTCGGCCAGCTGAAAAAGGAAAGCGCCACACCAGAAGAGATTTATTCATCAGTCGAGCGGTGGATCGTCAGCCGCGAATTAATCATCAATGAGGATAACAAATCATGAATCATTTAATGGTCGATTTATTAAACATTAGCGAGAAGCAGTCTTCACCTCTGTGTGCCATTGAAGCCGTCTTCTTTGAACCATCAACAGGCCAGATTGGGGAGAGCTTTTATGCTCCGATCGACGTAAGGACAGTGAAAGGATTAAAGGGGAAAGTCAGTATTCGAACCGCTTTTGAGTGGATGAAGAAAGACTCTCACTGGCGAGCTGAACTAATGAGCGCCAGCGAACATGAAGAAGATGTGCTGTGCGACCTTGCGGCATTCATTGTTAATAACACTGAGCACCAATCCGCGCCATTGTTTGTGTGGTTCAAAGATACGCCAGAAAAATTAGTTTCGCTGCGCTATGCCGTCGAACGCACTGAAGTTTCTGGCGTTTTCCCCGATGGTACAAAATTCCGTTGCATTCGTTCCCTTCTGGATCTCGCCGCAGCCACAGGGTATGTGCCTCATGCGAGAAAAACCCTTGTGCGTTACACCCTGACAGATGCGGCCTATCAGGCTGAGCAGGTTTGCGAGATCTGGCAGCGCCTGACTTCCCCACACCTCGAATCGTTGTGAGGCTCGCCATGTATCCGCGCCTCTCTGTCGTTTGCAGCGCTCCATTGCCTGTATGTACCAGGGCTATTGCTGCTCTTAAAAGCTATTCGCGTGGTCAGCGCAATTTCTCGCGAGTCAAACCGCATGCCTATCTCGTGATCCGCATTGGTCGTCGCTGGCGTTTGCTCAGCAAGAACGGCGGTAAACAGTGGCGACTCATGACCCACGAAACCTACAACCAGGAATATCGCATATGAACCATCCGCATGAATACATCAAGGGTGCTATAGCAGCGCTTAACGAGGTTAAGGCCATCGGGTTAGCAGCAGCTATGCACGCAGGGGTTATCCATGGAAAAGAAACCGGGAATGCCGTGAAAGCAACAGTCGATAGCATTGCGGATCCTCTTATTGATAAATACAAAGCGATGGCGGTGAAAAATGATTAAGTCACCTCTTAAATGGGTGGGCGGTAAAACTCGCGTTATGCCGCAGCTGCTTGAGCATTTGCCTAAAGCTGATTGCCTGATAGAGCCATTCGTTGGCAGTGGAACTGTTTTTCTAAATACCAATTATCGTAGTTACATTCTCTGCGACAGTAACCGCGCACTAATTAATTTCTTTCGCGTGTTAACCGCTGATACCGAGCGCCTGATTAACATCGCGAGATCGATGTTTCACGGCGATAACACCAAAGAGAGGTATTACGAGCGGAGAAAATTATTTAACTCCATGCAGTGGAGTGATACCACAAAAGCGGATCCTGCCTTGCTGTATGCCGCGTTATTCCTGTATCTGAATCGCCACGGGTATAACGGGCTCTATCGCGCCAATCTGAAAGGCGAATTCAATGTTCCATTCGGAAAGTATGCTGCACCCTACTTTCCTCTCGATGAAATGCGTCTTTTTGCTGAAAAGGCTAACGACACAAAAGCTATTTTCATGCATAGCGACTTTCGCCTTTCAATCCGCGCTGTCGTATACGCCAGCTATGACGCTGTCATTTATTGCGACCCGCCGTACATCCCGGCCAGCGAAACCGCCAATTTCACCGCCTACGGCAAGCCATTTACCCTGGACGAACATCGCTCCTTGGTTACAAACCTGCTCAATGCTCATCGCCAGTTCGGCCATCGCGCGGTGATATCTAATAGCGACACGCCTGAAACCCGCGAGATCTATTCCGCTTTCAATCTCCACGCCCTCAGCGTTCGTCGCTCTGTTAGCGCCAAAAGTCGCGATATGGCTGGCGAAGTTATTGGCGTTCTTCGCGTGTGTGATGGTTGCGGCCGTGCTGGCGGTGGTTTCTGCCCGGATTGTGGCCCGGTAATGGGGAATGCGACTTACGACGAGATGTTTTTAGGATTCGACCCTGCCAAAGGCTGTGAAACACAGGAGCCTTTCTGATGACCATCAAAAAGACTCATACGGGCATAGTTATTACCAAAGACGGCCCGCAGCGCAAGAAGTTGCACCAGACGGAATCCATGTGGGTAGTCGGTAAAACAGAGTGCTACCGGAAAGACACTGGCAAACGTCACTTTGCCGAACGTACCCGCCGTCGACTGCTGCTTGATTCAATCGAAGAGATTCGGGAGGTCGCCACCCGATGAACACAGTTGATGCAGTGATCACTCGCGTGCTCGACGTTCGCCCATACCGCCATTTCTGGATCGTTGAGGTGGAGGTGTTGAGCTGGGGCAGGTACAGCAGCACGACCATTATCCGTGATACCGAAAAAGACGCCCGGCAGGTTAAGCCCGGCGACACCGTGACGGTGTAGGTGGTGCGCGATGACGGCTTATTACAACGAAGCGGCGGCGGCATTCATAAGTGCTTATATGGCGACGGTGAGTTATGTCTGATCTCGCCGCGCTAGCATGGGAATGGAATACCAAACGGCAGGCCATCAACCCCCATAAAACCGAAAGTTCAGCCATTGAGTATCTGACACCGAAAGGCGAGCGCAGAGCGCTCGCTTATGGCGATCTGGTTGATACGGTCTACCGCGCACCATTGCGCCCGCGCGAGGGCGAGGCGCGTGAGGCATTTGATCGCAATGGCCGCGCTAACTACCTCCGCCGCCGGGTGCAGGCGCTCCCGGCGTTTATCCGTAAGCGCTTCTCGCAGCACCTTGAAAACCTCGAACGCAGCAAGCCAAAAGACGTTGTGCGCTGGCTGTTAGGTACGTTTGAGCGGCATGTTTTACGCCGTGTTGATGCGGTTAACGCGCAATACCTCCCACAAAGTACGCTCCCGGCGATCCTTCTCCCACTGCGCGATGACTTCCACCTGTTGCCATGGGCAGACAAAAAACGCCTGAAAAGACTGGCGTATAAGCTTGCGAATCTGATGAAAAGCGAGTTTATGCGCGAGTTTGATTTTCAGTATGAGCAAACATCCGATCTCGATTTTTCGTCGATTTACGCGTATGGGGCTATAGCGAGCAAAGCGGCGACGCTCAATATCGCGATCCCCGGATGGGCGCGTTATTGCGATGAAGAGTTGGACGCCGACGAGGCCCTGCGTGCCGCTGGCAGACTTCATTCCGAAAAATGGTGGCTTAACAAAATCCGCCGCATCCATGACTGCTGGCGCGAACATCTAATGATCGCGACCGGCTACGTCAGCAAAGTGGCTTCACCATATTGCTCTGATCCCTGCTTCAGAGAATGGGTGGCGCAGAAAAAAGCGAACTTCGAATTCCTTCAGGCGATGGAGCTGGAAGACCAGGACACCGGCGAGCGCAGCTCATTACTGGATAAGGTGATGGGTAGCGTTTCCAACCCGAAGATCGCGCGGCATGAGCTGATGGTGCGCATGCGCGGGTTTGAGGATATGGCGAATGAAATGGGGCTGGTTGGCATGTTCTACACGATGACAGCGCCGTCGCGTTACCACTCAACGCATGTCCAGTCAGGCAGACGAAACGATAAGTACCAGCACGCCAGTCCGCGTCAGACGCAAAAATACCTTTGCAAAGTCTGGGCGCGCGTCAGAGCCAAATGGAGTCGCGAAGGTATTCGCACGTTTGGTTTTCGTGTTGCAGAGCCTCACCACGATGGAACCCCTCACTGGCATCTGTTGCTCTTCCTCCGTCCTGAGGAAGTAGAGAATGCAACAGCCATTTTCCGCAAACACGCCATGAAAGAGGACGGTAACGAGAAAGGTGCTTCAGAGCACCGTTTTACCGTTACGCCGATGGACGAGCAATTTGGGTCTGCAACAGGCTATATCGCGAAATACATCTCGAAAAACATCGATGGCTACGGCATGGATGGTGAAGTGGATCTTGAGTCAGGCCAGCCGGTCAGGGAGATGGCAAAGCGTGTACGCGCCTGGGCTTCACGCTGGAACATCCGCCAGTTTCAGCAGATTGGCGGCGCGCCGGTGACCACCTGGCGGGAGCTGCGCCGGTTAGGTGACCGTGAGTTGGTATTGCATCCGGAGCTGGAAGCGGCACGCGCCGCAGCCGATGCACCAGACTGGCCGGGATATACCAACGCTCAGGGCGGGCCATTTGTCGCGCGCGATTGCCTGCGCGTTCGGCTTAACTATGAATTCACCGAAAACGGCAATGATTATGGTGACACGGTCGCCAAAATTACTGGTGTTTATTGCCCTTATACGGGCAGCGAATCCGTCATTTTCACCCGCACCACCGATTACAAGATTGTGCCGAAGCGTAAGCCGTCGCCGGTCGAGATTTTGACCTTAGAAGGCCGCGCAGCGGCCCCTCGGAGTTCTGTCAATAACTGTACGGGGCGCTCCGGAACGGACGAAAAACCACCGTTAAAAGTGGCGGTGCCAGCTGGTACCACACCGTCAAAACCGACGATGCATGCCGGTATTGATCACCCGGACAGTCAAATGACAGAACTTCCGCTGAATATCGAAGATTTACGCGGATATTCACGCCAGCAGCGGCAGGAAATCACCAGCAGACTGAAAAACTTTGGCCGCGAAAGCTCAGATCAAGCCTTCGAGCGTACCGCGCGCGGTCTGCGCACGTCTGTTGATGATGAAACTGCGTTGACGTGGGGGCCAAAAGTGGCCGCAGCGAAAGATATGAGCCTGACACCAGAAGAGGCAGAACAGCGTTGGCGGCAACAGCTGCGGACCGAAGCGGAGCGGCGTGCGGATAACTATGCCGCAGCAGTTGCGGAATACCAGAAGAAAAAAGCCGAAGCGGCACTGCGGCAGGTACAGAAAAGAGAGGCTGCGAAACAAGGCGGGGTCAGCCAGGAAACCATCGCCAGCATCGGTGCGCAGCTGCGTAGTTGCAGGATTTTCGTCAGCGATGACGTTGTGAGTTCGATTGCTGGTGGTGCCCGCGTTCGCCACGGCGGCGGACTGCTCGCCATGAACAATGGCCGGTTGCAGGAAGTGAAGGCATGGCGTGCCGGTGAGAAAGATAAACCGACGTCTGAATACGTGACGGTGTGTGACCTGGTCACGCGCTGGAAGAAGGCGGCTAAACGAAAAAGACAGTATTGAAGCAGTGAGTGAGATGGTCAGCCATGGTCGCTTTTGACGGTTCTGGCCATTCTATTGAGCAACGTCATTTTAAGCGGTGCTGCAGGTTGATTTTTTTTGGAGCGAGAAAGTTATGAGCTATCTGGGAAGCAAAGCGGCGAGCGGTGTTTATCAAAAAATTATTGCCAAGCGAAAGGCGCAGCGCTGGAAGGAAAAATTTGCATCGTTACCGCCTGCTGAGCGCCTGGCTATCATGGTGGCGCTCGGCGAGGTTGATCAGGTGTAAAAATGGGGGCCGCGCGGATGCAAAAAGATGCACAAATTTGCACAATTTTTGAAACGACGTTTTTTCCATGCCGTCCCAGTGCTGGCGGGGCTTGGGAGGACTGCACAAAGTGCACAAAAAGAGGTCGGTTTAACGCGCAGGCGAGGCGGGGGAGCAAGCGCGCGCAAAAGGGGTCAGGCAGGGGGTCATATCCTTCGCCATTCGCCGCCTGCTGGGCGCTCATGTTGATGGTTGAGCAAAGCGGCGGCGCGAGAGAAGTCGCGCCAGAAGCCCGCAGGCTGCGTCTGGTAGGGGGAGTGAATTATTTTTGTTTCGTGAGTGGCCGATATGGCAGGAAATGATGGTGCTGCGGGTGGTACCGCACCGCCAGAAATGACGATGCGGCCAGGAGATCACTTCGTGGGTTCAAGCAATGCGTAAGGGTTGAAGCGAATCACCTCCTCACCAAGCCAGTCGTTAACATGCTTCATGGCTTCCATGCAGGGTGTCAGCTCGTTGACGGCGAACACGCGGGCCGCTTTCTCAATATCGCCGAATGAACCGTTCCCTTCCGGAATGGCGCCCATCAGTTGCGGCGGTACCCGGTGCGCTGCCAGCATGTCATCGCGGGTGGAAGACTTCACCCCCACAAACTCATCCTTAGCCGATATCTGGCTGAATGGCAGTATTTGCACTGAGTCTTTGCCGCCGTTAGGTGCGTGCAGAAGGATGTTCTTAAACGCACCGCCCCGCCGGGTATCCGTCAGCGTCTTTTTGAGCTTATCAAGGCTCTCCTGGTCGGCCATCGCGCTGTTAACGTAGACGATGCAGCCAGCGTGCGAGCCGTTGTCGTAGTAGAGCTTTCTGAACTTGTCAGCAGAATGGGCCAGGTTTGCAGACAGCAGGCCAGCGAAATACTCAGGCATGCCGTATATTTCCTGGTGAATATCCGGGCTGAGAACGTGACATACCGAGCCCGTTGAAAACATGTGATCCTGTAGCCCGGCCTGAATAAACCAGTAAGTGTCCAGGTCAGAACCACGGCGTGTGTATTTCGCCAGCGAGTGACGAAAGCCAAAGGAACCACCAAGCCGGTTTTTTCGCATCTCAAGATAGCCATTCCCGAAGACAAACCAGTCCAGCGCGAAGGCGGAGAACACCTGGCGGGAAAGAAGTTTGTGCGGGATAAAGCATCCGGCAAGGACATTGCGCTTGAAATAAAGCGCCGACTGGTGCCAGCTTGCATAGCCAAACTGACGGGCGAGGCCATACCAGTCAATGGGGGTTTCGTAGTATCGCCCGTTGTCTGCGCAATACATGTTATCAAGCAGGTCGCTGGCACCACTCACCGGCCATGGGCCGTCGAAGGTGAATGAGTTCAGCTCCGGTGACGCTTTCAGTGAGGCGGCGAGATCTGCCTGCTCCCTGGCATACTTCCTGCCGCGTGTGGGTCTTTGTTTGCTCAAGGTTAATACTCCGTAACTGTCATACTGCTGCCGCCTTCTTGTCCCAGCGGTTCGTTAATGGTGGCAAGCATCGTCGCCCATGCGAGATCGCCATGACTGACGCCGCGAGAGCGGTCCGTGTCGTAAGTGACAACGCCTCCAGGGGTAACGATCTTGCGGACTGAGTTGAATGCACCGACCAGGTCAAGCTCACCACGATCAAACTCCCAGCGCCCGCCACGAATCAGCTGTTGCATCTTCAGCACGAGCATTCGCTTGCTGGACGGTGAGAACTGGTAACAAACCGCTGCCGGGAAATGCTTTTTAACCAGCTGATAAACCGCTTCACCAATACCGGTGCCATCGATCCCAATGTGCTGCACGTTGTACCGGGTGAGCATGCCGATAATGAGATTGGCCTGCTCTTCGAACTCCATCCCTCGTATGCGTAGTGTCTCAATCGTGCGGAACTTGCCGCCGGGCACCATCGGCACAGCGTTAACGGATATGGCTCCACTGTCCCCCTTGCCGCTGGCGCCGTTCGGGTCGTAGCCAATCCAGACGGGACGATCAGCCATGGGGCGGGCCGCATATGGCCGCCAGTCGGGCCAGTCGTCATAACCATCAGCGCCGCATGCCAGTAGCCTGTTATAGTCAAAGGCGCTTTCACCGCTTTTGATGAACTGGCATCCGTACAGGTTGTCGTATTCCTCCGGGCTGTTCTCTTCCCGGATTTCGTCGATATCAGTCAGATCCCATCCATGGTCGATAGCATCCTGCAACGTGACAATCTGCCTCCAGATCTTGTCCGGGCACATCAGGCCGCTGTTAAGTGTTTTCCAGGATGTATCAAACTCAATGCGCTTGCCATGGCTGCGACCTTTGTTAAATGCTTCACCTGTCCAGGATGGATAAGCCTCATGGCTTTCGGCTGAAGGGGTGGAGAAATAGGTACGCGTTAGGCCTTTTAGCGTTGCCATGGCGCCCGCGACTTTTTTCAGGTTGGCAAACTGGCCTACCCAAAAGAATTCGTCGAAATACAGGTTGCCCGTGTATGACTGAGCGGTAGCCGCTGACGTGCCAAGAAAATGCAGCTCGGCGCCGTTGAACAGCTGGATCATGTCGCCGCCCTTGAGCTCCACGTCAACTTCTTCGGCGGCCGAGCGAATGAAACTACGAAACTGGTACGCCTGGCGGCGGCTTGCCGATAAAAAGATTTGGTTGCGCTGATGCTTGTATTTCACATCCTCAGACAGGGCGCGCACCAGAGCTTCACGTGCGAAATACCACGTCGCGCCAACCTGACGGCTTTTCAGGATCATGCGGTTGCGCCAGTGGTGATTGTCATACCACCCTTTCTGGTGCCAGTGCAGAGAGCCGAGAATGTTATCCCGCAGCGCGGCAATCTGCGACTCTGAGAAATAGTTTTGCTTTTTGCGGATCTTTTTCTTCGGCTGGGTGGCTGCTGTGCCGTTATCCAGCTTTTTCAGCTGACGGGTGAGCAGGTCAATCTCTTTGAAATCACCGCCGGTCTTTTTGTCTTTGCCAGTGAGCTGAATTAGCCTGGCATCAATGGATGTTGTCACGCGCTGGATCGGCGGTGTGGCGTCCCATTCATCTCGCTTTTTCCATGAGTAAACCGTGTTCTGGTTGATCCCCATCAGGCGTGCGATCTCTGCTGGCGGGTAGCCCTGCCAGTAAAGCTGTCGTGCACGCTGCATGATGAATGCTTCTTCAATCGCCATTAATCCTCCTCGCTTCCTGCCGGGGAGATTAACCCGCGCGCGCGTACCCTTGCGCTCGCTTTAGGTTGTAGTGCTCCGCTCACAACAACAACGCGTTGAGGGGGGATGCGTCCCCCTGCCATCATCTCCGGGAACTCAGAAAACAAGCGAGTAAACGAACATGGCAGACACAGCAAAACCACGTAAGAAGTTTCGCGTGGCCGTCTCCGGAAATACCGTTGACGGGCGCGAAATTCAACCGCAGCACCTTCGCGATGCAGCAGCAAATTACAACCCAGAGGTGTATGGCGCGCGGGTCAACATTGAGCACTATCTCTCTATGTTCCCGAATAGCGATTTTGGGGCGATGGGGGATGTGGTAGCCCTCAGCACTGAAGACATCACCGAAGGTGCACTGGCGGGGCGCACCGCGCTTTATGCCGAAATCGAACCATCCGAGCGCATGGTGCAGATGACCGACAAAGGGAAAAAAGTCTATTCCAGTATTGAGCTGCATCCGCAGTTTGCCCTCAACGGCAAAGCCTATGTTGTCGGGCTGGCAATGACCGATACCCCGGCGAGCCTGGGCACTGAGCGTCTTAAATTTGCCTCACAGCAGCGTGCATCGGTGATGGCCTTCAATAACCAGCAGGGTGAGGCGCCGATGTTCACCGAAGCGCTTGAAGCAGAGGTGATCGAGCTGACCGCCCAGCGCAGCGATGAAGGTGCCAGGTGGTTTAATCGCGTGATGAGCATTATTGGCAAAGGTCAGAAAACGGACGATCAGCGCTTCAGTCAGATGCATCAGGTCGTTGAGGCCGTGGCGCAATCGCAATCCGAGCAAATTGATCGCTTCAGTGCCGCAGAGCAGGAGCGCCAGGAGGATAAGGCCGCTATCCAGAAGCTGACCACTGAGCTTGCGGAGCTGCGCCAGAAGCTGGTGAGCACTGAAGCTTCCTTCAGTCAGCGACCACCTGCGAACGGCGGCGCCAACGCGCAGCTGGCTGATTACTGATATCCACTACGAGAGCAGAGAACATGGAAAACAATACCCGCCAGCTGTTTGATCAGTACATTGCGCAACAGGCGCGCTTAAACGGCGTATCGACTGCGGCAGTCGCTGCGAAATTTGCGGTAGACCCGGCGCGTCAGCAGCGCATGGAGCAGGCCGCACAGGAGAGTGATTCTTTCCTGAGCAAAATTAACGTGTTTGGCGTTAACCAGCAGATTGGTCAGAAAGTGCTGATTGGCAGCAAAGGCCCGATGGCTGGCGTTAACAACAGCACCACCAACCGTCGTAATCCAGGGGCTAACCATTCAATGGAGCCGTTTGATTACATGTGCCGTAAGGTCAACTACGACTACGGGATCAGCTATGAACAGCTTGATGCCTGGGCGCATATGCCGGAATTCCAGCCCCTGATCAGCAAGGCTATGGCTCGCCAGATGTCACTTGACCGCATCATGATCGGTTTCAACGGCACCAAATACAGCGATCCATCAGACCGCGCGGCTAACCCACTGTTGCAGGATTGTGGTATTGGCTGGCTGGAGAAAATCCGTACCGAAGCCTCACACCGCGTGATTTCCGGCGTCACGATCACTTCCCGTGATGAAGATAACAAGGTTATTGCGAAAGGGACTTACGGTAACCTGGGCGCGGCGGTGTACGACGCAAAAAACAGCCTGATGGATGAGTGGCACAAACGTAATCCTGACAACGTGGTAATCCTGGCGGGCGACCTGTTGACCACCGGCAACTTCCCGGCGATTAACGCCATGAGCCAGACCAACCCGAATACCGAAATGCTGGCCGGTCAGCTGATTGTTGCGCAGGAACGTGTCGGCAACATGCCGACCTTCATCGCGCCGTACTTCCCGGTCAATAGCGTACTGATCACGCCGTTTAAAAACCTGTCCGTGTACTACCAGCGCGGTGGAATGCGTCGGACGATCAAGGAAGAGCCGGAGTACAACCGTATTGCGACCTATCAGTCATCGAATGATGACTTTGTGATTGAGGACTACGGCAACGTCGCATTCATTGACGGCATTACCTTTGCCGAGGCGCCGGCAGGCGGCGCATAACCGCACACTGGCGGGCTTCGGCCCGCCGTTCATCGGGGAAGAAACAATGCTGACACCGGCACAACGACATTTTCAACGCGTCATGGCTGAACGCCATGGCAAGGCAGATGATCTGTCAGAAACAGCGCGTACTGCGCACGAGCAAATTCTGCACCGCATGCGTATGGATATGAGTGCGCTGAAGAAAATTCAGGGCGAACAGGCAAAAGCCGCGCTTAAACGCCAGCTGCTACCCAATTACGAGGGGTGGATTGAAGGAACGCTGGAGGGAGACAGCGGGCGACAGGATGAAGTGATCACGCGCCTGATGATTTGGGCGATTGATATTCGGGATTATCCGCTGGCCGTGCGCATCGGGCGGTATGTCATCGCGCACAACCTGGCAATGCCAGACCGGTTTAACCGCACGGCAGCGACAGCGCTGGTCGATGAGATTTGCGATCCCATTCTGGTGCAGGTCAAGGCGGATGACAGCACTGATGTTAAGCCATATCTGGCGGTGCTCGATGAGGTCCAGGAGATCACTGAAAACAGCGATATGCCAGACGTCGTACGGGCCAAGCTGTATAAAGCCCGCGCCTTTGCATTGTGCAACGGCACTGCGGATGAACAGGCGACCGCGCTGGAGCTGTTGCGTCGCGCGCTGAACCTCGACTCCGGCGCCGGGGTGAAAAAGCTGATCGATAAGCTTGCCAGGCAGGTAAAAAAAGCCTCTGTGGAAAATGCATCAGGCGGTGAGGGGGCAGACCAGAGCGGGGGCGAAGGGGGCAATAATCAGGCTGCAGCAACGCCGGAAGTGACGGTGCCAGCTGCCAAAAAGCCAGCCGCCAAAAACAACCCCGGAAGCACAACACGCAAAACGGCGGCCCGCAAAACAACGACGAAAAAGCCCACCGCCGATAAAAAATAACCGACTTGCGCCCCGTGCGCTGGCGGCGCGGGCGGAAATCTGCAACGCATCGCGTTAGCTTTTCTCCGTCCGCTCACCGCCAACCTTTTCTGGAGACTACACGATGAGCCTTGTGGCCCCTCGCACAGTTACCTCCTCTGCGGAGGATGTGCCGGACGTGGATGACGGCGGAGAGAAAGTCACCGCTGGGGAGTTCTGGCCTGAGATAGTGCTGAGCAACGTCCGTAAGGAGATGCGGATCACCGGTGCGGTTACCACTTCGCGTTTAAAGCAGGTGGTCATTGAAGCCGTAGCCCACACAGCTGATCAGCTGAAGCAATGGCAGGCTGAACAGATTGGGGCCGGATATGCCAGTTTGGCCGCCGTACCGGCCATGGTGATTAACGACGAGAGCGTAAAGGTATATCGCTGGCGCCGCGCAGTTTACAGCATCTCGCGGGCCCTTCTGATCGAGACTTTCCGCGATGTTGACACCACGGGTGACGCGGGCGAGAAGCGCGCCGCCGCACTCGCAACCCAGGCGAATGATCACTGGCGTGATGCGCGCTGGGCTATCTCGGATATTCAGGGCGTGGTCCGTAACTCTGCGGAGGCGTTCTGATGAAAGTGAAGGCATTGCAGGGCGATACAGTGGATTTGTTGTGTCAGCGTCACTACGGCATCACCCAGGGCGTGACCGAGATCGTACTGGCTGCGAATCATGCGCTGGCCGCTCAGATCTTCCTTGATGCCGGGCAGGAAGTTGAACTGCCTGACGTCGACACCTCTGCGACAAAGGAGACTGTTCAATTATGGAGCTGATAAACCGCCTCTGGAACTGGACGGTGTACCTTTGGTCGATGCTGCTGACGGGCGTCGGCATGATGACGCAGAAGGACTGGCTGGCTTTCATTGCTGCGCTCACCGGGATCGTGGTTGCCGTGCTGGGTGAGCTCCATCGCCGCCGAATGTCCCGCATCCATGAAACCAATAATGTTCTGCTGAATGAATTGATCGATGCGATTCGGGACGATACCGAGAACCGGCAGGACGTGAAGGAGTTAATTCGGACTATCAGGGAGTCACCGCGATGAAAAGAGGAATTATTGCCTGTTCTGTTGCGGCGATTGTCTCTCTCGCAGCGGCACTCTGGCCGCAGACGCTGCGCACAAGTCCTGAAGCGCAGCTGAAGATGGCGAAATACGAGGATTGCCGAAAGACGCCGTATTACTGCCCGGCAGGTGTGCTGACCGTAGGCATGGGGTCGACCAGCAACGTGCAGAACCGCGAATACGCCGAGCGCGAGATCGCCGAGCGATGGGTGAATGACCTGTTTCGTGCTGAGAAATGCGTAAACCGCGAGTTTAATGGCGCAGCTGCACCACAACGGGTTTTCGAAGCGCTCACTGACGGCGCATTTAACGTCGGTTGTGGTGGTCTTGGCTGGTACACCAACAAAAAGGGCCAGAAGGTCAGAACAACAATCTGGCGCAATGCGCAGGATGGTAACTGGCAGGGCGTTTGCGAGCGACTCACAGACTTTGTCAACTCCGGCGGAAAACGTATGCCGGGGCTGGAAAGGCGCCGGGAAGAGTTTCGGGACTGGTGCCTCTCAGAGCCTGAGCTAAAGGGGGTGAAATGAAAGCGCTGGGTGTATTTACCGTTTTTATTTCCCTTCTGCTGGTCCTCGCAGGCGTCAGGCTGACGCTGGAGAGCAGTAAACGAGAGGCCGCAGAGACGGCACTTGGAGAAGCTAACCAGAAGCTTAAGCAAACCGGTGATGTGCTGGACGAGGTCAGGGCGTTACGTAACGACGTGAACGAAGTGGCTGCTGGTCTGAAAACACTGGCTCAGAAGCGTAGCGATACAGGGGAAAAGCGCCGTGAAAATATCAAAACTGAGCTGGCCGGTGATAAATGCGCCGCTGTGCCTGTGCCTGACCGTGTGGCTGACAGCCTGTACCAGCGAGCCGCCGAAGTTGGCGCCGGTGATTATTCAGGAACCTTTACCGGAAAGCCTGACAGCAAAAACTGAAACGCCAGCACCGCCAAAACCAATGACATACGGGAGTCTCGCTCCGTGGTCCGATGCGCTGCTGGATGCGCTGGACACATGCAACGCCGATAAGGCGGGCATCAGAGAGCTGGAACTGCGGCGAATCGCCAGGGGGATAAAGTGAAAAAAGCAGAATTGATGCGTGAAGCCCTGATAGCCGGTAACACATGGTGTAAGGCCAACCCGGAGCAAATCACCGTCTGGGTGGAAAAAGGCAATATCGGGATTGAAGCGACCGGCGAACCGTCTTTCATGTACCTCTACACCATCAATATTCTCGCCGTGGAATTCCCAGGGGCGGTTGATGATCTGATGCTGCCGATCATGGCCTGGGCCTGGCAATATCAGCCTGATTTACTGCTGAATCCTGACAATAACCGCAAGGTGGAGTTTGACGCTGACATTATCAGCGACGACCTGGCCGATCTTCTGTTCAAGGTGCCGGTCTGGGAGCGCGTCATGGTGGAAACCGTTGACGGGAAGCCCGTCGCGAAGCACCTGAGCGAAGACCGCCCGCGCATCAATGGCGGAGAGTGGGAAGTGGTATTTGGCGGAGGAGAGCTGGCATGACCGATGATGCCGCGCTGTTTCATCAACTCGATCAGGTTTTTGCAGACATCCTGTCCGCAATGGCGCCAGCGAGCCGGTTGCGTACTGCGCGCGGAATAGCGACTACATTACGCCGTAGCCAGAGCCAGCGCATCGGGAAGCAGACAGCTCCGGATGGCACGAAATACCAGAAGCGTCATCGCCGCGTCTTACGCTCCCAGGCTGGGATCGGGTTTGTCTGGCAAGGTGAGGAGCGTCGTCTGAGGAACTGGCGGGCAACCCGTGGAAGCCGGGGACGCATGCTGACAGGCTTTGATGAGGGGAAAGGGGCCGTTCGCTCGTTCTATCGCTCTGATATTGAGCGTTATCTTGATATCAGTTTCAGCGAGACGCGCCGTGATACCACGAAAAGCGATCCTATGTTTCGCCGACTGCGCACAACCCGTTTTCTGAAAGCAAGAGCGACTTCTGAGGGGGCTGTAGTTGGTTTTTCTGGCGCTGCTGCCCGCATCGCCCGCGTTCACCAGTACGGGCTACGGGACAGGGTAAACGACAGTGGCGCGATGGCCAGCTATCCGCGCCGTGAGTTGCTCGGCCTGAGCAAGGCGGACCGCATGGCTATTGCCCGGCAGGTCATTGATTCTCTGGGGGTGAGCTGATGGATCTGGCTGAAGTCATTCGCCTGCTGGAAAACATCGTTCGCACCGGTACGGTGACGGAGATTGACGAGGAAAAGTGGCGGGTAAGGGTAAAAAGCGGAGAGCTGGATTCCACCTGGCTGCGCTGGAACGCACAGCGTGCAGGCGCTTTCAGCTTCTGGGTGCCGCCGTCTGTTGGCGAGCAGGTATGGTTCCTGTGCCTTGGGGGTAACACTACCGCTGCGATCATCGGGGGAAGTCTTTACAGCAACGACAATCCGGCGCCAGGTATATCGGCAAAAGAAATGATCGTGACCGCGCCGGATGGAGCGAAGTTTCGCTATGACGCAGAAGCAGGGGCTTTGCAGGTCAGCGGCATCAAATCAGCAACGATTGAGGCGTCGGTTAAGGTCTTGCTGAAAACGCCGCTGGTCGAGTGTACCGAGATGCTGAAAACCAAAAATTTCACCGTTACGGAAGGCGGCAAAATGCAGGGGGACTTTACGCACTCTGGTGGTGCGTTCATCTCAAACGGTGTCCAGGTTGATGATCATGGTCATGGTGCCGTGCAGCGTGGTGGAAGCTGGACGGAGGGCACGAAATGACGGTGCGCTATACCGGGATGAATCCTGATGGCACGGGAACGCTGACGGATGCCGCCCACGTGTGGCAGTCAGCCAGTGACATTCTTAACACCCCGATTGGATCGCGGGTCATGCGCCGTGACTACGGCTCTCTCGTTCCTGATCTGATTGATGGCCCACAAAACGACGTTACACGCATGCAGCTGATGAGCGCAGTGGTTATTGCGCTGGCGACATGGGAGCCGCGGATCACACTGAGCATCGTGGATGTGCGTTATTCGCAGTCAGGAGCAGTGGAGGCGGGATTGTCAGGGGCTCTGACGGAATCTATGGAACAGCAGACGACAACCTTAACACTCAGGAAAAGCAGCAATGGCAACAGTTGATTTGGCGCAGCTACCGCCGCCGCAAATTATTGAGGTGCTGGATTTTGAAGTGATCATGGCGGATGTCAAAGCCGTCATGATCGCGGCTTTCCCTGATGAACAACAGGCCTCTGTTGCCGCTGCGTTAAAGCTTGAGTCTGAGCCCCTGACCATACTGGCGCAGGTGATTGCCTACCGGGAATTAATGCTGCGCCAGCGAATCAATGAGGGTGCTGCGGCCTGCATGTTGAGCCATTCCGTCTCCACCGATCTTGATAACCTTGCGGGTAACCTGAACACCGAGCGCCTGGTTCGTATTCCGGCTACCGAAACCACCGATGCAGAGATGGAAAGCGATACCGCACTGCGTCTGCGTGCGCAATCCGCTTTTGAAGGGTTGAGCGTTGCTGGCCCTACCGGGGCATACGAATATTTTGCGAAGAGTGCCAGCGGTAAAGTTGCAGATGCCAAGGCAACCAGCCCCTCACCCGCTGTTGTCGTCGTGTCCATTCTGTCTACCGAAGGGGATGGCACGGCGAGCGACGAGCTGATCGCAACAGTAAACGACACGCTCTCAGCGGATGATAAGCGGCCTGTTGCCGACCGACTAACCGTCCAGTCAGCGGAGATTGTGAATTATGAAATTGACGCTCTGCTTTATCTCTATCCGGGGCCGGAATCTGAGCCGATCCTGAGTGCGGCAGATGATGCACTGCGGACATGGCTGGGAGCGCAGGGGAAAATCGGTCGCGATGTTGCGCGTTCAGCCATTATGGCCGCTCTGCATGTACAGGGGGTGCAGCGCGTAGTCTTGCTGAATCCTCAGGAAGATATCGTGATCAATGATACCCAGGCGGCACGATGTATTTCGCACACCATCAGCGTAGGGGGAACGGATGAATAACAGCCTCCTGCCGCCTTCAGCCAGCACCTTCATGCGGAATGCGGAGAAACCGACGGCGCGGATCAGCGGTATTCCTGTCGACCTTCGAAAGCTCTGGAATCCGGATGAATGCCCCGTGGAGTTTTTACCCTATCTGGCCTGGGCGTTGTCTGTTGATCGCTGGGATAAGCGCTGGTCTGAACAGACCAAGAGGCAGGTAATAAAAGCCTCCTGGCTTGTCCATCGCCACAAAGGCACGATTTCAGCGCTGAGGCGCGTTGTTGAACCTTTCGGCTATTTGCTGAGGGTGATTGAGTGGTGGCAGAACGGCGAGGAGCCAGGCACTTTCCGGCTTGAAATCGGCATTCAGGATGAGGGGATCACCGAGGAAACTTATCGGGAGCTTGAGCGCCTGATCGACGATGCAAAACCCAGAAGCCGTCACCTCACCGGCCTTTCGCTTTCGCTTCAGTCTCAGGGTTATATCGAGATAGGGGCGGGGTGTTACGTGGGTGATACGCTGACGGTATATCCCTATTTTCCTGAAACTATCGCTGTGGGTGGCAATGACTACACCGGCGCAGCAATCCATTTAATTGATACCGTGGAGATCGCAAGTGGCGACTAAATATCTTGCCCTGTTGACCAATATCGGGGCGGCAAAACTGGCAAAAGCCACGGCGTTGGGTACGAAAGTTGAGATTACCCAGCTGGCCGTTGGTGATGGCAATGGTGTACTGCCTACACCGAATCCGGCACAGACTGCTCTCGTACATGAGCGTCGCCGCGCCCCTCTGAATATGCTGACGGTGGACCCGGCGAACGTGAGCCAGATCATTGCAGAACAGGTTATACCGGAAGATGTCGGCGGGTGGTGGATTCGTGAGATCGGCCTTTTCGATAAAGATGGCGATATGGTGGCGATTGCCAATTGTGCTGAAACCTATAAGCCTCAGTTGCAGGAGGGGAGCGGGCGCGTTCAGGTTATTCGCGTGATCCTGATTGTCAGCAGCACCGAAGCCGTTACGTTGAAGATTGATCCGGCTGTTGTACTGGCAACACGCCAGTATGTTGACAGCCAGCTGCGCGCGCATGAGCAGTCACGTAATCACCCGGATGCGTCAACGACAGAGAAAGGGTTTGTGCAGCTCAGCAGCAGTGTGACCAGTGACAGCGAATCGCAGGCGGCAACACCGAAGGCTGTTAAAATTGCGATGGATAACGCGAATGCACGGCTGGCGAAAGAACGTAATCTCTCCGATTTACCTAATCCGGCACTGGCGCGCCAGAATCTGCAACTTGGCGACAGCTCGACGAAAAACACCGGTACAACTGCCAATACTGTTGCGGCGGGTGATGATGCACGTATCACCGGAGCGATGCAGAAAAGCCAAAACGGCGCGGATATTCAAGATGTGGCGAAGTTTCTCCAAAACCTTGGTCTGGGAAAGACCGACTCTCCAGAGTTTGGCAGCCTGACTGCGCCAAATGTAACCCTGCGCCCTGGTAAGATAAGCTTCTTATCTTCGGAAGATGGCAAAATCATCGCCATCACTGTAAATGGCGAATCCGTTGCCGAAATAAAATCAGAACACATTTTTCATAAGCGTGCATTGGTAGCGGGTGAGTTTTTACAGGCTCCGAAACTTATTTTCAGGGACGGAGATATTAATTTTTATTCCGGACCTGGCAATCTTGTCATGCAGGTTGGCGGTGAAGATGTTGCGAAGCTGACGCCAGATAGTTTTTATCACGTTAAACAGGTAGCCGCGGCTGAGTCACTAAAGGCACCAAAGGTCATATTGCGTGACGGCGATGTAAATCTTGTTGGCGGCGCTAACAACCTGGTTATTCAGGTTGGCGGCAACGATATTGCCTCGCTGACCCCGGGAAATAATTTCTTTAAAGGAAAACTCACAGCTGAAACCAGTCTCCAGGTTGGTAGTACCTGCATCCTGGCTACTGACGGTAATTTAACAGGAAGTAAATGGGGCGGCTGGCTGGACGCATTCATGAAAGACGGCATGTCTACTGACGGAAACGGATTGTGGTGGGATGCGTTTTCGTCTCAACTTCAGTTTCGCATTGGGGACTTTAACATCGCTGATGCTGCTGGCGGGGCTGGAACAAGTGTGACCTTCCCCAAAGCGTTCAAAAATGGGTGCCTGATGGTTATTCCTGCTCCCGGTAATGGCGGTGCAGCGCAGCAAATAGGGAGTCAGAGTTACTCATCCTCTGGCGCGGTACTTCAAAAAGGTGCGAGTGATAATAGCCCTCGCTCCGGTAAATATCTGGCAATCGGATACTGATATGAAATCACAATATTATTACAGTGCGTCATGGAACAACTTTTTTGAGTTACCAGAGGATGCAGATGCGCTCCCTTCTGAATGGCCGGTTGATGTAGTTGCAGTTACTGGCATGGATTATCAACAGCTGCAGGCGGGAGTTAAAACGGGGAAAATTATTGTTCCCGATGATACCGGGCGACCGGTATTGTCGTGGCGATATTATTACAGTGCTTCACGTCAGGGCTTTTACCCGGTAGATGACAAGCATGAGTACGAATCTGGCGCGGGATGGCCTGAGGATGCAATTCCTGTTACGGACTCTGATTATAAGGCACTCTTTGATGCTCAGGGTAAAGGTAAAATCATTAAGCCTGATGACAATGGCTATCCTGTAGCGTCAGAACCTGTGATTGATTATGTTGCGACCGCCGAAGCTGAACGCACCAGCAGAATGTCCGTGGCGACACTCCGGATCAATAATCTTGTTGAGGCACAGGATGATGGTGATATTGCCGATGCAGAACTGGCAGAACTCACTGCGTTGCGGGAGTATCGTACTAAATTACGCCGACTGGATGTAAGCAATGCGCCAGATGTTGAGTGGCCTGCTTATCCTGCATAGGAACGTTTTCCGTAAGACATGGTTACTTCTGACGGTGCGGTACCTAACCTGCAGTGCAGCCAGAAATAACGATGCTCGATACAATGCGAGGGACTATGGCATCCAGGCGGGAAGACTGATCGCCGCAGGGGAGAAACGACAGAGGGAGGCTATTATTTTTGATGTCGGAATGTCGGCGCTTTATAAAATGTTCCCTTCAGCAAGAAGGGAACATGAAGGGGCTTAAGGCATCACTAAAACAGACCGTTGAGCGAGTCTTTCACCTGGTTTATCGCATTATTTGCACTCGTCTTTAACCCGGCAAGGGCATCGCTGACGGTCGAGCTTTGCAGCTTCTCCTTATAATCCGCATCGACACGGCTCAGGCTGAGGGTAAATTCGATTTTTTTTGGATTCCCAAATCGGTCGAACTCGGACTTGCCCCGCTCCAGACGTGTTAAAACGTACATACCATAAATACGCCCCGTACCCTCAATAAGCGGCCATGGGCGCCCCGCGTAGCCGACAGTTTCAAGGGCTGACAGCGAGAGATTTCCACCGGTGATTTCCGGGTAAAGGACGCCTGACAGCGTTATATTGTCATCACCAGCGCCAATGTACTGCCAACCGGCTGACTGGTTAACCCGCTCGTTTTTTACGTGCCTCCACTCCTGCGAGTGCTGGAGTTGCTGGTAAGGGGTGGTGCGCAGCATAAAAACGAACATTCCAAAAACCATCATCATAATCGTCACCTATTCTCTGTCGCGGAAAGAACCACGGTTAATTCTGCCGATGCTGGCCATCGCATCACGCACAACATTGCGCATCATTCTTTCCAGTTCCTGATCCGTGCGTTTACCAACATCGTTAAAGGTAATGTTAAAAATTGGGGCGCCGCCGGTCGGAGCGGTAACGGGAGCTGATACCGGGGCCTGTGTGGCGGCTGTCGCGGAAATAATGCCGCCAGCTGCGGGCGTTGCCACTCGAGGTACTGATTGCGGTATGACACGCGCTTCCTGATATGCGCCCCGCAAAGCTAGGGCGCGCGGAAGGTTTTTGAAAATAATGTCACCCGGTCCGACTTTCTTGGTGTTGTCAGCGGTTGCTTTTGTATTGTCTGCGATGCTTTGCAGACGTCGTTGCGTACCGGTATTTCCTGACAGCGGCGAGGCCGCAGGTGGTGCGCCAGTAGCAACTGGCGACTCTGCTTTTTTGGGGGCGACTTTAGCCATATCACTGGCAAGGAAAGCCACCTTATCCTGAAGGAGGGCGGAGCGTTGCGCATCCTCAATTTTCTTGCGCGCCCTCTCTGCTTCATCGGGTAATACACCAAGTTTTTCAAGTATCCAGCCAAGGGTATCAAGAAGCATCTTGGCTGGGGTCAGGGCGAGATTTATTGCACCGCCGAGTACGTTACCGAAGATCTCGCCAGCACTCGTGCATTTTTCAAGCGTCTCCTTGCTGGTCTGCACTGGCGATAAGAGATTCGTAAACCACTGCCAGACGGATTTAACCCCATTGCTGATCATGTCAAAGATGGGGGAAAAGGTGGCAAAGATATCCCTGAGAGGGGAAATCGCCTGCATAACTCCGGTAAACATACCGAGGAAAAACGCCTTAATGGGTTCCCAGTATCGCCAGATTAGCAATCCCGCAGCGACAAATGCGGAACCAATCAGGCCTATTGGACTGAGTAAAAAAGATAAAGCCCCACCAAGAATAGATACCGCACCGGTGATCATGCCCCAGATTGCTGGCAAGCCAGTGAGGCGCAATAGCAACATACCAATGTTTTTAGTCAGCGGTCCCAAAAGTGTGCTTGGAGACAGGAAGGCAGTAAGCAGACCAGAGCGAACCGCAGGGAGAATAGCTGAAATTCTTCCCAGTTTAGGGGCGATTCCTGACAGTACGACTGACCAGCCTCTGACGTTCGCCATGGCAGGTCCCGCGACAGTGCCGAGAGTGCGAAAAGCTGCAATGGTGCCGAGCAGCCCGCGACCACCGGTCAGCAATGAAAAACCGAGCTGAAGTTTGGTGAGGGGGCCAATAAGAATACCCATCGCTAGTGATGTAGCGCCAATTGCCGCCACCAGTGCAAGTGCTCCACCGACAACCAGAATGATTGTTTGTGTCAGGCGGGGATTTTCTTTTACCCAGGTACTGGCGGCGGTGATCATATCACTGAGCCCCTGAGTGAGAGAACGTAGTGGGCCATCGGTTGTTTCCTCGACCTGAATGCGGAAACCTTCCCATGCGCTGTCCAGGTTTTTCAGATCGCCGCTGAGGTTGTCAGCCATGACCTTCGCCGCCTTCTGCGCTTCACCCTGAGAGCCGCGCAAATCAGCCAGGAGTTTTTGCAGCTCACCGCTACCAGCCGATCTAACCAGTGCCTGAAATGACTTTGCCGCTTCCTCGCCTGCAATGTCTTTGAAGAATGACAGCTGGTCTGTGTCACCGTACTTTTTGATAGATTTATAAATATCAGATAAGACTACTTCGGCCGGTCGCATTTTTCCGGTGGCATCGGCAACAGAAACGCCCAATTCTTTCAGGGCTGCCTGAGCTTTACCTGTTGGCGCAGCCAGACGCGAGAAGGTGGTTTGTAGGCCAGTACCTGCAATACTGCCACGCAGGCCAACGTTCGCCATTACACCGATCATGGCGGTTGTGCGCTCAACATCAACGCCAAGACCGGCCATCCCGGTTCCTGCATACTTCATCGCCTCACCGATGTTCATTAAATCGGTGTTAGTACGGGTAAATGCCGCGGTCAAAACATCACTGACCCGATCCATTTCCTTTGGATCGAGACGGAACTGCGAAAGAATGTTGGAGCTGATGTCGGCACTTTCACCAAGATCCATACCACCGGCCAGCGCCATATTCAGAACGCCAGGCAATGCAGCCTGAATAGCCGCCGGAGTAAAGCCAGCCATTGCAAGAAATGCCTGCCCGCTGGCTGCATCGCGCGAAGTAAATGCGGTTTCGGCCCCGAGTTTTTTGGCCTGAGCACGCAGGTCTGCTAGTTGGGAGGAGTCTTTGTTGAGTCGGGTTAATGCCTGAACGCGTGACATTTCCTCATCGAAACCAATCGCAGGCGCCAGGAATGATCCGCCAGCGTAGCCCGCAGCAGCAGTGCCTAGCATCATCCCCATGCCTGCCCCGCGAAGCTTGCCCGCAGTCTCTTTGGCTCGATCATACCCGGCCTGTGCTTTTTGGGTAGCGGCCAGTTGGCGACGTTCGCGCTCAAGTGTCTGGTTGTATTGCTCCGTACGCCTGATGGCACTTTGGATAGCGCCGCTCCCGGTGGTGAGGTTAACGCCATGCTGACGCACTGCCTGCGCGGCTGTGCGCAGCTGCGTTGTTTGCCTGCCGTAGGTTTCAGTCAGCCGGGAAAGTTTGGTACGAAGTGACTCAAGTCGCGCCGTCTGGGCTTCAGTAAGCTGACCGCCTTCGCGTTGTTTCTGGTTGAGGCCGTCAAAGGCTCGCTGGGTGCTTTTCAGCTTCTGCGCAGTGTCATTGGCTTGCGAGCGCAACTTATCAAATGACGCTGCGCTTTTTTCCAGGTCTTTGATTGAGGACTGTGTTTTTTTGAGGGAGTCGGAAAGGCCGCCAATGGCTTTACTGGCGGCGTTGACCGGGCGGGTGAGCTTGTCAATTGCACTGAACGCAACGCGAATACTAAGATCCATCGTCGTCATCCTCCTTCTCATAGTTACCGCTTCTGATGGCCGCCCGTTCGCGCCAGGCCATCAGCTCGCGCAACTCCATGCTGTGCATTTCGGAGGGCGGCCAGTGAAATATCACAGCGATGTCGGCGATCAGATCGTCGACATCACTGAATACTGCCTCTCTTACTTGCTCGCCGTCGCCGCCTCGCTCGGTGCGGACGGCGCCGCTTTCGTCAAAAAAGGCGTGATTTCTTCGCACAGAGCTGTAAAGTCGCCGGTCGCCATTGAGGAAATATCGGTGGTTGTCAGCTGAGGCGCAGTGACGCGAGTCAGTAGAGTTGATACCGCGTCATAGTCGAAGTTGAGAACATCAACCAGACGCAGCCCGCGCAGTGAGCCAGCCTGCTTGATTGTGTCGGTGATTGCGACGGATTTAATTTCCTGGTCGCCGCGTTTAATGGGTTGGCTGAGAGTTACTGACATTATTCATTCTCCGGGCGGCCAGGCTGGCCGCCATTGGTAGTGGTTAAAAAAGATTACTGGCCGAGACCCAGGGCGGACGCAATGCGGTCCGGGTAGAGACTCTTGCCGTTGCGCTTGTAGATGAAGTTCAGCAGGTCGATTTCCAGCAAAGGCTTGTCATCCACGGACAGCTTGTAATACGTATTTTTGAGCGCATAAGTATGGCTGGTGTCATCACCCTGCTTGGCTTCGCCCTGGTCGACTTCGGTGATACGTCCGCGCATCTCGACTTCAAGCAGGGAGCTTGTACCGCCGCTGTAGATCTCACCGACAAAGCGCGTGCGTAGTTCGTCAATATCCCCACCCCATTTCAGGATCAGCTCCTCGACCATGCCGCCAACAACCATTGATGCATCCAGTGCGCCTGAATCAAGGCCGAGGTCAACAGCAGCGGAGCCAAGCATCCCGCCACCCTGGTAATCTTCCGTTTTACGGGTAATTTTCGGGAGCGTGACGCTGGGGATCTTCCCGATGTAGTTGTCGCCATCGACAAACATCGTGAACAGGCGGAGTTTCTTCGGAATAGCCATTTATGCACCTCCCAGCGATGCAAAGGCTGGTTCGTAATACTGATCGGTAAACGTCTGGATCAGCGTCAAGTTTTCCAGCGGTGGCACGGGGCTGTAGTTGTAGCGAACAACCGCTTTACCCTGGCGAATACCGGTGGTCGGGTTATCGACAATATCAAACCAACATGCCGCACCAATCAGTTTGCCAGCAGTGACCAGCGCCTGAAGCTTGGCATTGATCCCGCTTACAACGTCTTTGACGTTAGCCGGGGTAAGCGGTTTATCCACGGTGGTGAATTGTGCTTCCGCAATGCTGTCCGCAAGAATTTGAGCCGTCCGGGTAAACACCTCGAAAATATATTCTTCGGTGTCGGTGGTACGGTTACCCCAGAACCGGAAACCATCGCGTTTGATCAGCGTGGTAATCTCGTTAGCGTTCAGCTCGTTAGCGTCGGAGTCCTCCGCCTGTAACGCCCAGAACACGTCTTTGGAGATACCCAGGACGTTTTTCACCGCAACGTTAGAAAGTGACTTGTGCCAGCCCTGCTCATTATCAATCAGTGCCCGCAGGCCAAGCGCATAGGCAACAGCCGGGAATTCTTCATTAACGCCAGTCTGCGGGTTGAAGGCGATGAAGTTGGGCCAAATCATCATCCCTTCACGCTCGGCGAACTGCTCGCGGTAGGTTTTTGCTTCGGCAATAGTCTCGCAGCCATCACAGTAGCTGTAAGAGAATGCACGCAGCTGTTTCGCAATTACGCGCAGCTGTGCGGTTACTTCCTGCGTGTCGTACATCGGAATGCCGAGGATGCGAGGGCGATAACCGGTTTTCTGCTCTGCGGTCAGCAGGGCAAACATCCCGGTATAGCTTCCGTCAGCCTGTGTGCCACCGATAATGAGCTGGGATTGCGTTTTGGCATTTTCTCCTTCCTTTGCTTCAGCGACACGAACAACAATTACACGCGTGCTGACCTGGTCGGAAATAGCCTTGAGAGATTTATACAGTGAGCCTGTTTTGCCCGCCTTACCCAGCACGCTAATCACGCGAGTGATCAGGACTGGCGTATCAAGTGGAAAGGTGAGGGGATCGGCATCATCGGCCACCGCAACCAGACCAATGACCGTTGAATCAATGTCATTGATCGCGGTCTGGAGGTCGGTGTTTTCTTTGGTGCGCGCCCCGTGGAAAAAGTTGTCGGTCATACTCTACCGCCATCATGTTTAGTGAGTTCATGGTGATATTCGCTGAATTCCGGGCGGCAGACACGTTGAGATGGATGTCGCAGGAAGGCGACAACAAAAGGCTGTTTGTCCTATCGCGCGCGCATGGAAATATTTGCGGGAGGAGAAAGCGATGGCACTGACAACTGACGCAATAGAGAGCGCAAAAAGCCTGCTGAATGCGGGTGCTGAGAAATTCAAAAATTATCCTGGCGACTTGTCACGTGTGCCAGCGTTTAACGTAACGCTTGGCGGCAAGGCGCTGATCATGCTGGATGAGAAACTGATCTCGTTAGAATTAACAGATAACAGGGGCTTTAATGCTGATGAACTGACTATCACTGTTGATGACAGCCAGGGAGATATTGAGTTACCGCCACGTGGCGCTGAGTTATCGGTAGCGATAGGCTGGCAGGGAGAAAAACTGGTACACAAAGGGATTTTCATCGTGGATGAAATTGCGCACTCAGGGCCGCCGGACCGTATCGAGATCACGGCCAGAAGTGCAGATTTCCGCGATGAATTTAACGTTAAGCGGGAGGTGTCGTGGCATGACGTTACAGTAGAGCGCATCGTCTCTGCTATAGCTCACAGATACAAGTTAAAACCTCTCATCTCAGAGCAACTGATGTCCGCCGAGATCGATCATGCAGATCAGACGCAGGAAAGCGATATGTCGTTTCTGACGCGCATGGCGGAAATGCTGGGCGCTATTGCAACTGTGAAAAATGGTTACCTGCTCTTCATCCTGCCTGGTGGCGGTGTCAACGCAAACGGCAGAGCGTTGCCGGAATTTTCCATCACGCGCAACAGCGGAGATCGCCATTCTTTCCGGATTGCAGATCGCGACGCATACACTGGCGTGCAGGCGTACTGGCTTGATCTGGATTTCGGGAAAAAGAAAAAGGTTACTGTTAAAAAGCGGAAGAAAACCGCAGACAAAAAGCCGCGTAGCAGCAGCCGGGAAGGGGACTATATTGCCGGTGAAGATGGTAACGTTTTTGTACTCCGTACGACGTACAGCAGTGAGATGGCCGCACAACGTGCAGCAGCTGCAAAATGGCAACAACTCCAGCGCGGAGCTGCTGAGTTCTCTTTAACCCTGGCTTACGGGCGCGCGGATCTGTATCCGGAGATGCACGGAACGGTAACGGAGTTCAAAGACGTCATTGACGGCCAGGACTGGATAATTGCGAAGGCAAGCCACACTATTGACGATAGTGGGTTTAAAACGCGGCTGGAGTTGGAAGCAAAAATACCTGAATGGATTGCAGAAACTGAATCATAGCGGCCATAATATGAGCGAGTTCAACTCCCGCCATGGGAGGCCATTATGTTTAAGTGTCCTGTTTGTGGTGCCGTCGCCCGTACGCGCACCAGTCGCCCTCTTAGTGAAATGACAGTCCGGCATTATCACCAGTGCCAGAATTTCGAATGCAGTATTACGTTTACTACGCTCAACAGCGTTGAGAAGCTTGTAACCAAACGCGCGCCCCGCGAAAAGTTACCGGCTGATTTCATCCCATCCGATGCTTTCCCTGCTTCGCACTATGGGAGGAATCAGCTTAATTTGGCCCTCTAA